TAGGAAACCAATGTTGTAAAACAACAGATGCGATGTTGATTCGGTTGAAAAGGGCAGAACCCCAAAGGCACCAAAAGAGTACCCTTGAAGCCCTCCAGTGTTCCCAAACCGAACCACTGAATGAAGATACGGTTTCTTGATCAAATCATAAATACTATGTTTAAAAACTGTATCATTATATTCAGCCCCATGTATAGGTAAATCACAACCTAAGGCCAATGTGTGAACGGAAGCGGAAGGAGCACCTAATTGAAAATCCGGAACATAAGGATTTATATTAGTGTTGCCTCCTACTGAGGCATTTTGTTCAGCTGCTGCCTGAACCACAGATTGAACTTCACTTTGTGATTCAAGAATTTGCTCTGATGCTAATCGAACCGTTTCTGCCATCGCAGCCTCAGTACTTCTACCAGAATAGTGACTGTACAGCATAGACCCACCTGCCATCGCAGCCGAGGCAGCCGTTGGATAACCCATCCTAGCCATGATAGCTTGACTCCAGCTATACGGTTGAGGACTAACATCATTTATAGTAGTAGGAAGTATGGGTGCCGAACAATTGTCACCAACACGCCGATCAAATTTCCATTTTCCCGTTTTCTTGTCATACATAGGAGGAGAATCCTGCAATGCAAAAAATGGACAATTAAATTGCAAGTTCTTAAAACGGAAAAACTTACGTATTGTTATAACAGACGTTGTTGAGTTAAACACCTCAACAAGGTCAGTAATATTAGTAACATTGATAGTTGGAAAAGCTCCCCAAACGTCCGCATATGAGCTCCACTCATAATATGGTTGTCCCGTGTCTGCCCATTGAGTCATATGCATCCATGGAACCTCCATAGTTACTTTCAAGGGCTCATTAACTTCAAAAATCAAAGGATTATAAGTTGCCAAGGAACCGAGCACTGACACAACAGATGTAGTATTGGCATTTGGTGAAGCTCCCGCAGCTGAATTCCAAGGTAGAGCCCAAATGGCTATCTGACCATAACAAGCTGGTTGTGATTCCATCTCGAACAAAAATTCAATTGAATCCCACTTCACAAACTTATAATTTTGCCATGACGTCTGGATCCACGGTGGTGCATACGTATTAAACATTTCTATAGTAATAACAGTATTACCGTCATCCCCTCCAGTATCACACAAGTTTTGTGAGTTTAGGTACCCAAACGCTGCAAGTGGGACATCCAATTCCCAATCTGGTGAATAATAAAATGGAATAAATCGCTCGTTAACAGGCATGGTCAGTTGATCAAAATTAGATGATATTGTTGATCTATTTTCTGGTAACTTCAACTCAACTGATTTCTCTTCTGGGTTAGATACTCCAAAAGTGTTAGATTCT